TACTGGAACTCAAGGTACAGAAGGTGCTCAAGGAACTGTAGGAGCGCAAGGTACTGAGGGTACACAAGGTACTGAGGGTGCCCAAGGTGTTTCAGGCCTAACAGGCTACACCGCGCCAACACTAGGTAGCACTTCTATTGCCTCTGGCTCTACAACTGCCTCAGTATCTGACCTAACTCTTATTAATGGTGATATTCAGAATTATACTTTTGGATTTGTTGCTGCAGGCACTGGCGGAATTTCATACTCTGACACTGGTGCTAACGGCTCCACCAACTGGACAATGCCAGTTGAAGAAGTTTCATTCGCGTCAGTTGCCTTCGGCAACAATACATGGGTGGCTGTTCCTACTTCGGGAAATACTGGCTACTACTCAGCCGATGGAGTTACCTGGAAAACATCAACATTACCTGCCTCTAAATCATGGCAATCTATTGTTTTTACTTCCAACGCATTTGTTGCAATTGATAGCGCAGCGTCTGCTTACTCTGTTAGGTCATCTGATGGCATTACCTGGACTGTTACCGCAACTGTAACTGCAGGTGCAATAAATGGCACTGGTGGTGGATTAGTTTACGGCACAAATGGCGTTATAGCATTTAGAACCCCAGGAAATGGCTCCCGCTCAACTAACAACGGTATTACTTGGACTTCTACTACTATTCCTGCAACTGGTGGCCCAAACTATGTTTCAGCCGCTTATGGTGCTGGTAAATATGTTGTTATCGCTGGTGGTACTTCCACAAATTTAACCGCTTATTCAAGCAATGGAACTTCATGGACAGTAGGTGCTCTGCCGACTTCTGCAAACTGGCAAGGTATCACTTTCGGAAATGGTAAGTTTGTTGCTGTAGCAACTGGCACCGATATTGCAGCATATTCAACAGACGGCATTAACTGGACTACCTCTACAATGTCGCGCTCGAGTACTTGGAAACTAATTACTTATGGCAATAACAAGTACGTAGTAGTTGCTACTTCGGGTTCACGTATGGCGCAATCAGTAGATGGTATCTCATGGACTGATGGGACTATTAATACTGCTGGCGGCACCATGGGTGGCGTAATCTATGGTCTTGGCACACCTGCTTCAGGTACTGCAGGACAAGTTCTTTCATCTAGTGGCTCTGCTCTAACTTGGAAAACCACAAAACTTTACACAGAAATCTTTACTGTTGACGAAAGTGCCGCTGGTTTTGATTATTACAACAGTACAGCATGGGTTTGTCCAGCGGGAGTTACTCAAATACATGCTCACCTTATTGGCGGTGGCGGTTCCTCTGGTGCGGTTACTACCACAGTTTATACTGGTGGCAGCAACTTTAGTAACACAAATGGGCCTACTGACTCTGGTGGTTTCTCAACGATTTACGACGTTACTGCTGATGCCTACCTTGCTCAAGCAGCGGGTGGAACTGCAGGGTACTCTGCTGTGGCAAATAGCGGAACCGAACCAAGTGGAACTGGTAACTACAGTGTGGATACTTACAGTGCTTCTACTAATCAGTATCTGAACACAAGCCTTACTTCACAAAACGATAGACCTTATGGTTCTGGCGGTTGCGATAACATTGGAAAAATAGACATATCTTGGACGATGACAGACTCTACTGACAATTTTACTTTACCAATCGCTACCTATGTAGCCAACACTGGTGGAGGAAACCCAGGAAAAGAATTATTCATTACCTTAGCCGTAGTTCCTGGACAAACTTACTACATGGCGGGCGGTTTCGGTGGTGGTCATGCTTACTGGAGTGGCGGCATGCCTGGTAGTGGAACTCTCATTAAAAATGCCAATTCTCCACAATATGGCACTATGGGTGCCGTCATAATTCGTTATGTAAAGAATGATTAAGGAGAGAAAATGAATTACTCTTACGAGATAAATGAACATACTGCAGCAACAGTTATGTACGGCACTGAAACTCAAAAAGGCACCGTTACAAAACATAATGTGGGATGGACACTGGAAGAAGCAAAAGCCTGGGCGCTAGAGACTATCCAGTTAATAAAAGACAATGATGGTGTTTACCCAACTACACCACCTACACCTACAGTTGTTACTCCTCCTGCTGTAGTTTACAGTGAAGAGAACTTGTAATTAGTGATCTTGGGGAACAGTTGCTAGTTACTCAGCACCAACACTAGGCTCAACATCTATTGCTTCTGGCGCAACAGTAGCAACAATTTCAGGTTTAACCGATATAGTACTCAATGGCCCAGGCGTTGGCTTGGTGTTTTACTACAAACATAGAAAAAGCTTTTAAACCATACTTGCTATCGGATAAGGTTGTTGAATGAACTTAGTACAAAAATCGGTACAGGCAGGCGGGCAATTAAAGCCCTTAATTATTCCATCAGAAATAACTGGCGGTACAGGGTTAATGAACCCGTCAGTATTTATTGATGATGATGGTGACATTCTTTGTATTCTGCGCCATATCAACTACACCCTCTACCACGCAGAAAATGACCAACGCTTCCCTAGCGTTTGGGGTCCTCTTGCTTATCTACATCCAGAAAAAGACCAGCGTCTTGTAACAGATAACTATTTATTGCGCTTAGGTAAAGATTTAAATATTGTAAATCATTGCTCTATTGATACAACTGAGTTAGATGTAAAGCCTATCTGGACATTTGTTGGGCTAGAAGATGCTCGTCTAGTGAAGTGGGAAGGCAAGTACTACGGAACAGGTGTGCGTAGAGATACCACTACCGATGGTCAAGGTCGTATGGAATTATCCGAACTAGAAGTAGATAAAGAAGCTTGGACAGCTAAAGAAATATCTCGTATTCGTATTCCAGCACCAGTAGATGAGACTTCTTATTGTGAAAAAAATTGGATGCCAGTTCTAGATAAGCCTTTTCATTACATTAAATGGACATCTCCAACCGAGTTAGTAAAGGCTGACCCCACTGAGCCTAAGTGCGAGCAGGTTCAAGTGACTCCAGGGAAAGTAGTTAACGCTGACCAGCGTGGTGGCTCCCAGTTAATTAAGTGGGGGAATTTCTACATTGCCATCACTCACGAAGTAGTTTTATTTAAAAATTATATGAAGCAGAAAAATGCCACCTATCGTCATAGACTATGTGTGTGGAATGAAGAATTTGTTTTGGTAGGTATATCTCCTGATAACTGGTCATTCCTAGACGGTCAGATTGAGTTTTGTTCTGGAGCCGCAGAGTACGAAGGAGATTTACTGGTTACATTTGGTTTCCAAGACAACGCAGCATTTATTCTTCAGGTGCCTAAAACAGTAGTAGATGAACTAATTGAGGAGGCAGTTAATGTTTAAGGCTATTGATGATTTAACTATTGAACTGTCTAAAGATCCTTTTAACCCTGTACTTAGCTTTAACATCGCTATCGAGTATGAAAAAGCTGGTCAAACAGCCTCTGCTGTATCCTTTTATCTACGAACAGCCGAGTACGGGTTTTATACTCACCCTGAATATGTGTACGCATCTTTACTTAAATCTGCTCAATGCTTTGAGCATCAGAAGAACCGCGAGAGCACTGTACATAACTTATTCTTAAAGGCTATTGCCCATCTACCTACTAGGCCAGAGGCTTGGTTTCTTTTATCTCGTTATTGCGAGCAGGCAAAGCGTTGGCAAGAAGCATATACATTTGCTGAAATAGGACTGATGTATACAAAAATTAAAGTTACTCCGCTCCCTATCTGGGTAGATTACCCAGGAGAATATGCCTTAGATTTCGAAAAAGCCGTAACTGGTTGGTGGGTTGGACGTAAAGATGAGTCCTGGGAAATATTTCAAGAACTGTTAAAAAAAGACATAGGGCACAGCTATAGAACTGCAATTATTGGCAACTTAAAGCTCTATGAGAATAGGGAATATATTGACCCGCTAGAACCAGTGGTTCTTAATTTCCGTAAGCACTTTGATAGTGATGCTCCAGTAATTATCGACATTGGTACCAGAGATGGCGATGATGCTTACTACTTATATAAAAATTTAAATAGTACTAAAGTGATTGCAATTGATGCTAATGCTTCTGCTGTAGCAATTACTCAGTCTAAATATCCTTGGATGAATGTTGTCTACAGCGCTATAACTCATCAAGATGGGGATACTGAGTTTCATATCGTTAGAGGGGGCAATAAAGAGGCTTCTGGTACTTCTTCTATATTTAATAAAGATAAATCAATTGACCCTGCTCCAGAGTATTACAAGAATAAAATAAAAAAAGTAACCGTTCCATCTACTCGTATGGATACCCTTTTAGCAAGACTGGGGCTTGATGAGAAGATAGATGTCATTAAAGTAGACACTGAAGGCTACAGCTGGCAGGTTCTACAGGGTTTTGGAGACAGGTTAAAAGATGTTAGGTTGTTTCATTTAGAGACAGAAAAAACTTCTATACATGACGATCATGTGACCACCGAAAAGATTACTCAATTCATGGAGGACAACGGGTTTGTTCTTGTAGACACCTCTTATGAGTGGGGCTGGAACATTGAAGACCAAGTTTGGGTTAATAAAGCGCTAGTAATCAGACACCCAGAATGTTTTAACTAAAACTATTTAGCTTTAGGTATCTTCTTAGCCTTTTTAGCCTTCTTTAGTTTTTCTTTCTCTTGCTTAGCAATTCTATCGGCACGCTCTATTTTATATGCCTCTACAGCATTTGCACTTGTTCGACTGCGCCAAGCAAAACCACACTCGCTACATGTAACAATTTTTGCGGTTGTCCAACGACCAGTTGTATCTAGTTGAGCAACAGAGGTCTCTAGTTTATTTGGACGTGCTGTGCAGTATGGACAATTTGGGAACCTGCGACGTCTTGTCTCTTCTCCAAGGTATGAAACAGATAAAGTTCTACGAATCTCAACTTCATCTTTTCCACCCCAGATACCCCAGATTTGACGATGCTCTAAGCCCCATTGAAGGCAGTCCTTGCGAACGGGGCAAGAAAAGCATAGATTCTTAGCAGCGTATTTTTCAGAAAAGTCCTGAGAAAAGAACCAATCTATATGATTTTTGTTCTCTGGCTTAGCGCAAGAGGCGTTTCTTTGCCATTCTAGACTATTTGCTGGTTTCCACATATGTTGTATCTTATACTAAAACACTATTAAATATACGACTAAACACACTATTCAACTATATTTATTTTTGAACCTCTACGCAGGTTATTTCTTGAATATTTTCTAGAACATCACCATAATCTGTCTCTCCAAGAGAGTTGCATATTTCTAGTTCTGTATTATCTTCTACAGTTCCAGCCCACACAATGTTAGGTATACCGTTATCTATAGCTTTAAATGCATCCCCAAGAGCATCAAAGATGCCATCTCTTTGGAGTACAGAGGCTAAGGCACGTTTTACTAAATCATTCTCTATATCTACATGGTCAATCGTGTAGTAAAGAATGGAGTTACCTAATTCAGGTAACCAAGAGCCTTCCCACTCAAGCCAGAGTTCCTGTCCCAGTCTGAGGTCTTTTGCCTTTGCCACTTATGCCCAATCTAATCCTCGTCAGTCTCACTGAAATTAAACTCAAAGTCATGAGCCCTATCGCCATCAATAAAATAAACTTCTGCAGGGTTCATCATATTATAGATTCCAGCAATTGTTATAGAGCCACACTGGCAACAAATGTCTACTGAACCTACCTCTATTATTTCTGGCATGTCAACTCCAGCAAGTTGCATCAAGATGTTTCCAGACTCATTCATGCTCTCTGGTTCCCATTTTGCGTGTGCTTCTAGCCAACACATCTCACAGATAGCAAGCGGGATTAGCACTGGTTCAGCTGACATGAAATAAGTCTAGGGGATAATCTCATCATAGATTGTTAAGAAAGGTCTAAACGAAGCCCTCTTCTTTGTCTTTGATATGCTCTTTCTTTAGGTGTCATACCGCCCCACACCCCGTGAGCCTCATTGTATATACCCCACTCACCACAATCTCTTTGATGGATGCATTGGAAGCATAACGATTTTGCAATATTGTAATCTGAAATAGAGTTAGGCCCCCGCTCATCTTTATCATCTAAATAAAAGTAGATACTTCCAATCTCTGCGCATATTGGTTCTTCAAATTCCCATGGTCTTTTTGACACAAAAAATGCCTTCCCGAAGATGTTGGTTGTTAGTTAGGGTTTACTTGTTTTGCTCCTACTTCATATCCACAACCAGCGTATCCTGCAATATCTACCCAGGTGTCAGGTTGGTAGCCTGACCTAGATGCGTATCTTGCAACTTTTAATCCGACCATCATCATTGCAACATCTTCATTACTAATCTCAATACCAAGAATTACAGACCAAATCTTTGCAGTGCGTTCAAAATTATCTTCTGGGTTACCGTATTGTTTATTTCTATCACCATTGATAATTCCAGCTGCTTCTCGTAGAGCCGCTACTCGTAGAGGTACTTCTTGGACTGGAGTTGTTGGAGTGCTATTCTCATTACTAGTTGTCATC